TAGTAGTATGCTCCGGAAAATGAAAATAAATATAAACAATTAGTAGAAAGTTGAAACAGAGTCCTGAGGAAAAAGTCTACGTAAGAGAACTATAGTATGCCTAAATGAAAAAAGGGAATCAGGTACCACATCCTCTGGGCAGATGCCTTTCTGAGATACCAAAAGCTGTGTCTCCTGATCAAATGTACTGAACTGATCAACAACACATTCTCCCCAACCTTTAACAATGCTTTCAAACTCAGTCAAGTCATATGGGTCTAAAAGGGAAACTTGTCTACCAGAAAAATTGAAATTTTTTGAAAGATATCTAGTCATCAATATAATATTGGTTGGGCTATATACCTTCTCAATACATAAACCTTTGGAAACCCAGCTTTTTATAAGTCTAACAGGCTCTAGCAGTTTTATAATTCCTCTCATCTTCTTGACTTCAGTTTCTTCTGACATAATGAGTAAGTCACCTGTATATGAACTTTCATCTTGTAAGAAATGTTCAATATCAGCTTCCACATCAATGTTTTCAAAATCCACATCCTGCAAGTCTATTGTGAACTCATCATCAATCTCTTCATCTTCATCAACAAAACTAACCTCTTCAGACCATAATCTGCTTGACATACTGCTTACAGTGCTAAACCCATCTTCAGTTGGCTGCAAACCGGATAGGTCAAGCGTATTTGATGGGTTGATGAGCCTAAGTAAATCATTGAACATGAATAGATCAACAGATATCTTAGCTCTATTCATGATTAATGAGTATGCAGCAGGAGGTATTGCTGCTGGTAAATTTTTCATGAAATTTTCTAATAAACCTGATGAAATAATTGGGTTAAGGAATAGTTTTATCCCCTTATGGATAAACCACACATTACTTACAGCATCTACTGCCTGGTATCTAATATCCCTTATTGTATGAAATGCATGTGCAAGTAAAAACCGAGGACTTTCATCATCATATTGTGCAATAGCTCTAAGGCCGTTATCCTTAATTGATATCATGAATTTGTGGTTAACAGTTTGGTTTGCTCTTAAACCTGTACGTAGTGCACAGTTTTTATATACAATGCAAGGAATATTAGGCTTTCCCCACTCAAAACCTGCCTCTGTCTTGAACAAAACTAGGTGTTTCACATTAGACACTTGTTCAGTTTTAAACCTCATTCCACACCTTAACAACTCTTTTGTTACTTCATCCATCATGATCTTCAAAACATGTTTTTGTGTTATTGAAGTCTCAAGGATGTATGTTTGTTTGTCCCAGAATATTTCAAGGCGGGCACAGTCTAGTCCAAAATTGAATGTGACTCGAAGGTCACCTTCATAGAGCTTTGTTTCTTCGTTATATGTCTGAACACAATAGGCATCATATTGTTTACCTGAATAAGCTCTTCTATTTGCCTGTACTTGTAGGACAGATAGATCACCTCTGATATCTGCAATCATTAGTGCAGCACACTGGATCTCTGGGTCCACTGGAGGGACACCGACACGGATGAATCTATCAAGCCACTCAGAAAATGTTTTGTCTTCAAACCACAGAGCATGAAACCATTCTTGATAGGGTGCATTATTTGCTTTACACCAGCGCCAAACTTCTATGCACAATCGCAATGCAGCAAGGTCTTTTTGTTGCCCAATATCCTCTTTTCTGTTAAAGATGGATACAGCTTTCAATACTTCTTTATGCGGTTTAACCCTAATAGTTTTCACAAGGGACATGGTACGTAACCAGTAACCACAGATAGCCTCTGCTGTGCCCTCCACATTTCCTTGAACAATAACAACCCTTGACTTTGAGCTCTTATATAGCATAGGTGCAACCTTCTTCATTACTTCAGCCTGTGAGATATCCAACCCAAGTTCCCTATAAACCCCATCTTTCATTGTCTTCAGATCTACAGCTAGAGAGTCAGGGAACTTTGCAGAATCCAAAACATCTGACATTTCATCAACTGTTACTGCAAATTTATACCCAATCACAGCTGGGATACTATTTTGAATGATCTGATCTTTTTCTCTCACAGTGAATGTTCTGGCCACTTTTGCCCTCTGGATCTGCTTCGTAGGAATAACATCACACTGCACCCCATTCAAGAAATCTTTCCATGCATATTCCTTTGAAAATGTACAACTTGTTAGTGTCTGAAAAAGATCAAGATCTTCTTGAGTTACCTCATACAATTGTGCAAAACTATTTGCTGCAGCTAAGATCTCCCTAAATGTAACCCAGTCATCATCCAATTTGCAAACTTTCATGTGTTGCTTTGCTTGCATTCTGAATCTTAACTGGAGTGGTGATTGCATTGTCATAGCAGTGACTATGCTTGGATCATTTATTTTCCTAACAAGATAGATTAATAGATTATCTCTACCCTTTGGAATAATGTAATCATAAGTAACATGTTGTTCACTCCATAGCTTTAAGAATTTTGGTGTGTACATGTCAAAAAACTCAAACTCTGATTTCGGTATAAATATTTTCCATTGCACTTTCCCTATGAATGAAAACTCACCCAATCTTTCATGCTGGAATGTATCTTTTGATAAGTTCATTAAGAATTTAAAAAGGCCAAGAATATATGCCATATTTTTTTGCCTTTTATGTATGTAGCCTAAAAGTGCCCTTTTTAAGAGATTTTTATCAGACATACCAATACCAGCAGTTGCTAGCTCCATTATTGACATGGCACCACTTCCACCTAGAGGAATAGGTGTATCACCATGCTTGACTTGAAGATATGTTGATGGATGTTTTATCATACCAACAGCTGTCCCATATAATCTTTCAACCTTATTTGTGCATAGTGCAACAGCAAGTTGGGCAACTTGTGGTGATGCACCAAGGTCCATTGCTTTGACACATCTACTTTGAGCAGCAGCAAGGTCATCAAAGTAACCTAAACCAGGCAAATCTGATAGAGAACCTAACAATATTTTGATAAAGGGTATTGACACAGCACAGCTTTCAAAGAACGTAGAGAGGAATTCCGCATTAGTTGGTGATAGTGTTGTCTTCTTGGGGGATATCTTTATGGAACCTAGGAGAAGTACGTGTTCATGCAGATTGAACATACTTTTCCACATTTCTGTGTTCACACTAAACCAGTGTAAATGACCTGCTTGGATCTGTTGAGACACATATAGAAACCAATCAGTTCCATCATCAATTGGTTCAAGGTAACCATATATAAAGAGCGCATCATCTGAGTGGTGAGCAAATTCAAAGAAGCAGTCTAATTCAGGGAATAATTCATTCCAAAGTTGCTTAAATAGCAACGACATTCCTACACCAAAAAGAGATGAACACTTATTTAGATTTCCCTGCAACCAATTGCCCCGCACTTCTCCACAATGACCATCAGGGAAGAATTCCAGGAAATTCTTAACAGCTGGCTCATGCCCATTCATGTTATCTATATAAGCCCTTAATTTCCTGGACATATAGAAGTCAGTTTTGTAAACATTCCTTAATGCATCAATTACACAATTTTTTAAACGGTCATCAGGTAGTCCATTATGTAGAGCTGCTGTGAATCTTCTGAATTTAGCTGAGTTATCTCCAGGAGACCATTTCGTTGCATCAGCACTCACATACATCAATTTTCTTTTCATCCTTATAAACTTTCCGTTGCTAAGTTCAATAAAGCTCTCTCCAGAAGCCCATCTAAGTGCTTTTTCTAAAGCTGATTGAATACATAAAATTTTCCTTTCACCACCATAGGAGATGTACTCTTCAGCCACATTTTTTGAGATGGCATCGTAATAATCTTCAATTATTTCTAACCTACATCGTGTTGGGAGTGTTGTAATAAAAAAACCTCTATCAGCCTCTGTTCTCTGATATTTTCTAACAATTCGTGCTTGAGCTTTCACTTTTCTAGTCTCTTCATAAAGTTGTAGAACACTTGGATTGTTCTGTGAAGATGAGAGATAACGTATTGCCTCTATGATTGTAACAGATGCAGCAAGATGTCCATCTTCTTGAACTTGGCCTGACATCCCCTTTAAACTTATATTCCTAGTCTGACTAAAATACGGAACCTCCCAATATTTATTAAGAATGCTATTGGCAACAACCTGAGATTTTGTTGATAAAATCTTATTAAGTTCTACAGCAGCAAGTTCTACAGCATCTTGACAATATAGTTGTTGTTCAACTAAATCTTGATTATCATTGAGTTCACCTATTGTGTAACCATTTTCAACCATGGATTCTCCATATTGGTCTTCTTTTTGCCTAAATTTTAGGGCCCACTCCACAGTTTCAAGGTGAATCTTTGCTTCCTCATTCATGTTACCATGTAAACCCTTTTCAAACAGAAAGAAACAAGTTGTTACTTCTGATATTAAGCTACGGTAGTGCTTGTAAATGACACGGGACATGAATGACGGGTAGATTCCACTTGCTCCAACAGTTGATTGATCTACTGTTAGACCTAAAAGTTTTACTTTTGAATAAAATCTAGCCTTGTTATTTTGTGCAAGGGCCACAAGTAGACTCTTAATATTATAATAAACATATACTTCCAGAGCACTCTTAAAGGGGCGCTCGAATAACTTATTTATAAGAGAGGGGAATCCAGAGTAAAGTGATGTAACAGCAGGTATTAAATATCGTAAGTTGTCAAAAATGGCACACAACTTCATCTTCTGGCACACAGCTAACAACAAATGGTAAGCAAAAACTGACCTTATTGCATGTTGTAGGGGGAACTGGCCTTGATCCTCTGTATAGTATTGAAACCATGTGGCTGTAGCAATTAATGCCTTTTCAAATGCAATATTGAGCGCTAGTAACCTGTTCAAATCAATACTCATAACCTTTGAAACCCCCCAGGTAACATCCTGATCAGTCAGAATTGTATCCAGATTGTCTTTATCGACTAGCCCTGGACCCATTCGAAAAACTGTCACAAACCTTATGTAAGACCCTGCTACCTCCAATGATTTAGATGGGAGTATGAATAAAATGACATTCCCATTGTTGTATGCATGTACTGACCAGTACTTTGATCTTTTGAGACCTGAATGAGCAATTAAGCTTTCTGTTATATCCCGAATGAGATGCCCAATATGCCATGCAGTTGTCTTTTTTAGAACATCTAATAAATATCTTTGAATTTCATTTTGAAAAAACTTCTCAAGAACATTATCTACATATGTATGTTTAGTTGTAAAGGAGCCATGACTTGTGGGTTCACTTATGTTGAGCTCAAGGTCAGAAAGTATTTTAGTAATCAGGCTGACGCATTCAGACTGTACTATATGGCTGCTTAGGTTTAAACTCTCAATTAGGGCACCTTTCTTTTCACCAGGCTCATGGCTACCCAACATGTCTAACATTGCCTTTGACTCAGGCCTCATCGAGTTAGCAGTCAGCTTAAAAGTTCCAGGTTCTTTTACATTCTGTGTGGGTATGAATTGGGTTTTGGGTGCATAAAATGAAACCATATCTTCTCTTGTCAAATTGATATACCTATATGCCATATCATGTATTAAGAAGGAGGTTGGTGTTTCAGGGATCAAGTTCAACACAGAGTTACATGCCCGTCTGCTGTCGACCTGATCAGAAAGGATTGTAGCTGGGTTGTAGGATGACAGTAGTGAGCACTGGATCAATAAAAAGTTCCTTGGATGCCTTGAAATAGGATATTTAACAGCATGCTCAAGTTCATTCTCATTAAAACAGTCAAACACAGCAGGGACCTTTCCCTCATGAAATGAAAATTTATGGCTTTTTGATAACCAATCCCTCATGTATACAACTAAGTCATTAATATTTGGATGTATTAATGGGATTCCTCTGTAATCAGGAATATAATATGGTTGATTTTTTATGTTGCTTATATTGAATTTTAGATTGAACATTGCTTCTAGAGCAGCCCTTTCCTCCTGCCGTATCAAGTGCTCTCGAACATAACTAATTTCAGCTTGTACAAGCCTCATGTATTGAACAACACCATCATTCCTCCGGCTAGGCCATTGTGTAGAGATATTAGAACCATCTGTTCTAACGGAGACAACCTGAAATGTTATCTTATAAGGTTGTGGAATATCTCCTCTAAGAAAATGATTATGCAGTTCTTGTTCAATGTACTTTAGCCCTGCCTCATACTTGAGCCTTTTCTCTCTGATTCCTTTGTCAACATCAACAGTAACTGTTACTTCTACAAACTCAATCGTTGACCCTGTAATCTTATAATTATCAGGTGTCATCTTGAAGAAGGAACGAAGTGTTTTACCACTTGGGTGGTCAGGAATGATCTTTTTTTCCATTGCAGTTATAACATTATTAGGCACCCCAGCAAACAGCAAAACCTTTCCTATAGATTCCTCTGAATCCTTGTTATCTGACCAGTCATGCTTTATCATCTGATCAACAATGTCATGCCTTATTGCATAGAGACGATCCAGGTAGTCTATACACTCTACTGCTGTCAGTGACCCAACTGGAAAGGATTGTAGATCCCTATGAATTTCTCTGTATTTTTCCATCTTTATAGTAGTTTGTCTCTTCCGGAGTCTACTACTA